GTTTCTGTATATGATGGTGACACGATAAAAACTTATATTCCGCTACCTACACCACTAAATAAAATGAGTATTAGGTTATTAGGTATCGATACCCCAGAAAATCCTGCAGCAAGTTACGCAGTAACTGGAAAACTTGGTAGAGCAAGTTGTGTAAAAGAAGCAGAGTTGGCATTGGAAGCAAAAGCTGTAGTTAAAACCATGGCCGATGGTGCACCTTATATGACAGTAGATGATTATAAGTGGGGAAAATATGGTGGAAGAATTGTTGGTAAAGTGTATATAGAAGGTATTGATGTTGCTGCTAAATTGATTCAAATGGGGCTTGCTGTTGAATACAACGGCGGTAAAAAAACTAAGGATTGGTGTATACAATGAAAGTTATACCAAGTAAAGGTACACGTTTAAAAGGAGCGAGATGGTTAGCTTTTTTTAGTGTTACAGCCTGGATACTATCGATAATAATGGTGAAACTTGATTGGTTTACAGTTGCTGAAGCAACAATTATGCTATGGACACCTGATTATATGAAATGGGGATTAACCGCTTCATTTGGTATTTATGCAACTAGTGAAACCGGTATAAAGATTGGTGAAACAGTAATGAACGCAAACATAAACACCCAGGATGAATGAAAATGAATCAGTTAATATCTGCAGCAGTGATCCTGGTCATCGGTATCCTTATTGGTGGCGTTGGTGTATATGAACATTACAAAGTTGGTGACCTTGAGGATCAGATTGCTACACGCAAGGATGACAACGAGGCTGCGAAAACTATCGAGGAAGATACTAAAACGCAGAAATCAGATAAGACTGTTAAAGTAATAATCACCAAATACGTGAAGCAACCCGCTAAAAAATGTAAGGAATTGAACGATGAAGAGATTGAAGCTATGTGTACTACTCGCTACATGCCTGATGACATCCTGCAGTCTTTTCGACAGCAAGCAGACCGAGCGTGGGGAAGATTTAACTAGGTGTGAGTTCCCCAGGCTAAAGGATGGACCGGTTACGTGGGGGGAGTTTGTACTGTATGCCGAAGAAGTTGTGATTGCGCTCGGTGATTGTGGTGCAAGAATTTTGTATGTTGATAACGACTAAGGTGTTATTATCGGGCAACTTATAGGTATATATTATGTCATTAATACAAACTTTTAACGAATGGATCACTCTGGCCGATGCACATGAGCTGCTGGGTACTGCGTCGACAGGTGATGATATCGAAGTATCTGGCATGATTGCTGATATTGACGCAATGATACTCGCCTACCTGCATCGAGATTTGCGCCATTGCGAATATTCGGAAATTACATTCCGTCCCGAAGGATCATTCATCTCTGTAGACAACTGGCCTATTCTCACAATCACATCGATCACTTCCGACGGCACAGCTGTTCCTGAAACTGACATGGATATTGATACAGATAAAGGACTACTGTATTTCACCGATGAAGGTCTAACGTTCACCGGCACACAGCCTACGAAAGTCGTTGTGCAATACACATGCGGGTACGACCCGTTACCATTAGAACTCCAGGTTATGTTCCGTACGCTTCTCGTAGAGCGTAACGATGCGTCTGGCAGCGCCGCTGCAAATAGTACCGGCGAAATTAAGAAAGTTAGCCTGGTAGGTGTTGCTGCAGTTGAGTTCGACACTGGTGGCTCTGTTGCGTATTCGGGTGTTGACCGATTGAGCGGTGTACCTGAAGAATTGAAGCCGTACGTCGGTCTGCTAGACCGCTATCGTTCTGACAAGACCATGGGTATCGTTTAATGGTCACCATAACACTCCCAACGGCCGCCATAAAAGCAGCACTTGTTGAAGGCGTCCGTTCTCTTATTAGCGAACTCGGTGAAACAATTACCTACAAATTTTACGATGCTACTCCTGACGTAACAACGCGTGCTGTCCGTAAGAAGTTATCCGTTGAAGAGGTTGTTGGTGACTTCATGCAGGGTGACTGTCGATTCACCATCGACGCAACCACTCTCCCCAAGGCACCGGCTAAATATGACGAAATAGTTGCGGCCGATGGAAATACTTACGCAATGATAGACTACCTTTCGGTAGATATCGGAGTGGACGATACAGTGCTTGTTTACAAACCTGTGGGGCGTGCGTAATGAGTAGCGGTGTAGTAAGGACAGGTTTTGAATTAGCCTGGGTAACGCTTATGCCTGCCCTGGTCCTAGAATCAACAATAAACGAAGAGCCTGACCGTTCAACATTACCCACCCAGTGGGCTACTGTAGATTATTCATCATTTGGTGAAAATCGTGTATCATTGGGCGAGACAGCATGCAGACGTGAGACAGGGATTATTAGTGTCGTTGTTTTCGTTAAAGCAGGTATTGGAGATACTAACGTTATTACCTTGGCTGATTCAGTCAAAGATGCGTTCAGGGATTGGAAAGATGCCACTGGTAAGATTTCTATTACAGAAGTCTCACCTGGCGAAGACGGTGAAGCATCTGACGGACGTTGGTTCGCTGCTTCAGTTAATTTGTTTTACAATTTTGATAATTATATTTAAGAGGACACCGTAATGGGTATATCTGCTGACGAAACCGGAATCTATATCGTACCTGAAGTCACGTACGGTGTTGTTCCAGCAACTCCTGCGTTTATCGAACTACCGATAGTATCGGAATCGCTCGGTACAAATGCTAACACAACAACCTCAAATACTTTAAACCCAGACAGACAGCTTGTCGATAGTATTTTAACAGGCCTGGATATAAGCGGTAACCTGGAAGTCGAGGTTGCACGTACACCGGCTTTCGATGCGCTGTTGGAATCTGCTATGTCAGAAGCGTGGGATAAACTTACGGTACCTGGCGATTGGACTTTGCCCGTAGGTTCAACATTGAAGTCATTCACCATTCTAAAAAGATGGCCAGACCCTGCAGGCACGGTTGGTGTTGATTACCTTTATCACATCTATCAGGGTTGTGTTGTCAACACGATGACAATGTCGATAAGTGCCGGTTCTGAAGTAACCGCCTCAATATCCATGGTTGGTAAAGAAGCTGATGCTGACACCGCTACCGTACTGCCTGTAGGTGCTACGCTGACATCGCCAACCAAGTTCAATGTATTGCGTGCTCCTGAGATTAACAATATCGTACTGGACAATGTTGGCAATACATTGGCTACAGCAATCGGCACCAGTTGTGTTACAGGTATGACGTTTGCCATTAACGCAAACGTACGCGGTATCCAGTGTTTGGGTACCCTCGGTAACAAAGAAAGTGTATTGGGTCGATTCGAAAGCACATTGGCAATGACCATATTCTTTAACTCTAACGATATAATGGAAGAGTTTTTGGGACAAGGCATTGTTGACGCTACTTTTGAAATCGGTGATACAGCAACTGACGATCACTATTCGGTTATTTTACCGCGTGGTAAGATTTCTGCACAGACTGTCGTTGCCGGCGGCACTGGTACAGATGTTGTCAACTCGTTGACTGTCCAGGCACTGGTTGATAATACGCTAACACCACCAACAACCGTGATACTCGGTACTGTTGATTACGTTTAATTTTTAACAACAAAGAGGTAATAGAGAGATGGGCAACGGAAAATTTAAAAATATTAACGATATGATTGCTGACGAAGATGCCGAGAACGATGGCATTGAGTTGTCGTTTGGCAATGGTCGATTCATCACGGTTACGAGAGCAGGACCTTCCAACCGTAAATACAAGACGACAATGGCGCGTGTATTCAAACCACATCAGAAAGTAGTTGGTGGTGCATTGGCGTTAGGTGATGATGCTGCTGAAGATTTGATGAAAGAAGTGTACGCCGAGTCAATTGTTGTCGGCTGGAAAGGATTCATCGGAAACGACGACAAAGAAATTGTCTTCAGTAAAGAAGCCTGTATTGAACTTTTCACAGAAGCACCTGAAATTTTTGATGCAGTTCGCAGCGAGAGTTCTAAATTTGCGAACTTTGCACGGAGGGACGTAGAAGAAGCGGGAAAATAATTGCGGACCATCTTATATGGATGCATGAGTGGGGAGAATACGCTAAAAAATTATTGATCCAGAAGGTTAATATTTATGACAGATGCCCATCTCTTGATATTATCCTGGTTGCTATATTGGATTGTTACACGGACGTAACAAGTAACCGAAATCAAGATGGTTATATCCCATGGGATAAAATATATTTGTGGTGCAATTATCACGATGTGCATGACAAAGAACTTTACTTAGACGTGATAAAAATTGTCGACAGTAGGATACGAGAATGGCAGAAAACTGCAAAATAAACCTGAGAACTCATCCTACAAAAAAGGCGACAGCATTACGCTCACATCTTATTCTCGATATGAAAGATATCCTTCTCCAGGATATTAGTGATGCTGTTATTCAGGTCGCCGACTGCGAACTAAAAGCACAGGAACGCGCTGGCAATAACGCAACAAATATCTTCTTAAACAACAGGCCTACCGGCTCAATACCAATCCGTAGAACTGGCAGCGGTGGGCAATATATCTACCGTGCGAGAATACTATTCGGTAAGACTCAACAATTGGTTGATGCTGCGTTTGAAGCGGTGCAGTTATTACGATCATTGACCAGAATAAAATCTGGTTCAGCCGTACAGAGTTACCACATATACCTTGGTAATACCGCTAACACGTCAGATCCAGGATCATTCGTAGGCACCGGCATATCAGGTATCATTAGTTTACGTGGCCAGGTTGGGGACAACTCCATGGTATCTATCATTGGTCCTAACGTAATATATGGACGCAAGCTGTACTGGAACCCTACAGGCGGTAAGACCATCGCCAAACGGCTAGCGCCTTCACGGGGGCTTGGCGCAACGGTTAAACTGGCTACGAAATCAGGTGGGTACCGCGGCAGTGCCACCATCCATCGTGATATCAAGAAACGTATGTCTAGGAGCGTCAAGTACAAGACATTATCGTTCGGTGATCCGTTCTATGTTATGTATAATACGAACATTATAGGTGACAAACGTGTACCTGCTATTAGCATAACATTGAAATCCTCTGGGAGACTTAACTGATGGCTGAGAAAACCAGACGAATTATTGAGATCGATGTGACCACTAGCCCTGGCGCCCAAAAAGGTATCCGTGATATAAACAATCAGCTTCGTAAAATGGAAGGTGGCGCCAAGAAAAGTCAGCGTGAAGTTGCTCGTATGAGTAGAAGCTTTAACCTGTTTTCCATTGCAGCAAAGGCCTGGATTGCGCTACGTATCGCCCGTGCTGTTACCGAAACCTCCGACGCAATGGTCTTACTTGGTGCACGATTAAACATCGTAACCGAGGATACAGTGGGTGTCGACCAGGCGTTCCGTGATTTATTTGAAGTTGCAAATTTAACCAGGCAGAGTATTGAATCAACCGGTACATTGTACGCACGGTTAGGCTTTGCGACGAAAGCGTTGAATTTAGAACACCAGGATCTGCTTACAATTGTTCAGGGTGTAAACAACACCCTGCTACTATCCGGTGCGTCTGCCCAAGAATCGGCATCCTCGATCATTCAGTTATCGCAAGCATTCTCCAAAGGCTCACTGGACGGCGACGAGTTTAGATCCGTGTCGGAAGGTAACGTTATTTTATTCGGTATCATGCAGGAAGTACTAGGTAAGACGGCTGGCGAGTTACGACAGTTTTCTCGAGATGGTAAGTTATCTGGCGAGGTGTTAGCCCGGGTATTGACAAGTGAGCAAGTACAAAGTTTGCAGTCCCGTGTAGATACCATACCGTTCACGTTCCAACAGGCGTTCACCTTAATAGGTAATGAACTTTCTAGCCTGGCGCATGATTTTGAAGCTGAATTTTCGGCTATAACGGAAGCTACCGTGCAAGGGATAAGGGACATCGGTGTGTTCCTTAACTTTGTGAAGGCCGTAAACGACGGTCGTGTGCAGGGGTTCACGTTAAGTGACGTCATCGATTTGGATGTCGATGATATGCAGAAAGAATTAGATAAAGTGAAACCTGCGACTGACGCAATGTTTCATGACGCAAAAATTGGGGCACAGGGTTACCGTGACGAAATAGCGCGGTTGAACGAAGAGTGGCAAAAATCGTTTGATATCGTAGCGAAACTTAGTAAGCAAACAACCGGTACGGAAGGTGCTTATAACAAGCTTTTCCAACCTGCATTTTATGATAAACAAAAAACCGCGCTGACCGAGCAGATTGCGCTGCAAAATGCACATGGACATGCTGTTGCTCTGAATGAAAAGGCCATTGCTGATTTAAATATTGCGTATGTGGTAAACCAAGAAATCTTGAAAAGGGCGAAGGAAGCAGGGGAAAGTGATCCTGAAACTCCAGCAGAGATAGCGTTAGAAAAATATCGACAGACCATTATCAAAACGAACTTTGCATCTGAGTTACTCCTGGACCAGTTCGCTTTGTTAAACGAAATGTATCAGTCTGGTGCTATCAATGCAGATGTGTACGCTAAAGAAACCGATAAGGTTGAAAGAGCGTTGCTAGGTTCCACTGAGGCGTCTAAAGAGGCACAGAAAAACTTCGATTCGTTAGGCGTCGCCATCGGAAATACTCTGGCGAAGGGTGTAGACGAAGTCGGGGATGCGTTATTCGACCTGGCCCTAGGACTCGACACATCGTTCAGGCAGACAATCGAAAACGTAATAGAAGACATTGGTCGACTTATTGTGAAGATAACATTGTTGAATGCATTAAAGGCCGGGCTAAGTGGAACCGGTTTCGGTGATTTCTTGTTCCCGGCTGCACCTGTCGCATCAGCAAATGGGAACGTTTTTAACAACGGTAGCCTTATACCGTTTGCGTCTGGTGGTGTTGTAGATGGCCCAACCATTTTCCCAATAGGCACAAACACAGGTATTATGGGTGAAGCGGGTCCAGAAGCCATATTACCCCTTGCCCGTGGTGCCGACGGAAAACTTGGTGTGTCTGTTGATGGATCAGGTGGACCAAAGTCGGTGCATGTTAATATTGAAAACAATGGTGGCGCTTCACAAATTGTGTCCTCATCATCAACGACAGATATCGACGGAACCGTGA